CCGAAACGAAGGTTTTAGGACTCGATGGGGGTTCGATGGGGTATGGATGACTCAACCATATACGCGGGCGCGTTGATACTGGGATTTATGGCCCAAATCGCTCTTTATTTGATTACTACTGGCAAAATTTTGGCCGAATTGCACTTTGCTATGGAGGAACTAGACTCTAAGTTAGCTCTAGCGATCCAAAATGTAGTGAAAGAGCTACCATTTGGTGAAATGGAACCTGTAAATCCGATTCAACAGATAATCGCACAATTAATTCAATCAAATATGGCGAATAAAGCCGATCCAGAAATGAAAGTAATGACCAGGGACGATAAAGGATTGTTCACTTCAATAAAAGGTGAAAGTGAAACTTAAACTGAACTCAATGTTAATTAGCGAGTTTTTACCCCATCTTTCGATATGGCAAAGCGTAAGAAGTCCAAAAGCC